AATTCTTTTTCGGCGATTTCGGTGATGTTTTTACAAGATTTTTTATCTTCATCGGATAGTGTGGATGGAGATCCGTATGCGAGTTGTTCGATACGCACACCAACAATGGTAGTTTTTTCATATTTAGTCAGAATATTTCTGGAAACCTTACTTTCGTTAGACTTGATGATGGTTTTATTAGGTTCATTTAGTTCAAATTTGTTATTCATGATTTTATATTATATGTTCTTATTTATTAATCAATTTTTATTTAAATTATTTTCCCAGAAATGTTTGCAATAGGTACAATAGTACACGAATTTGAGATTGACGTTATCTGTTTTAATATACAGGATATCGTTGTTTTTATCATTTGGTTTGGTACACTCCTTGTTTAGACAAGTGATGTTATCGATGTGGGGAATGGTAGGATCGTGGATGATGTTTTCGTTGATAACATTATTTATGTTGATATTGTTATCGGTGTATTTATTTTGAATGATAAGGGTTGACTCAATAGTTGTGGATAACGGTTTTTCAAAGTTACAATTTTTGCAATAATATTTGACATCAAATCGATTCTCTTTCGAATCTTTGATATAGAGCATGTTATTGCAGAACTGGCAAAATTCCATTATTTATAATTTTAATATATTAAATTGTTCGTTGCTTTTAATCAATTTTTTTTACACCCTTGAAGATTAAAAATAGAAAAAAATGTCTACTAAATGAAGCAACCAGAATTTAAAGTTTAAAAGATAACTATTAGTAAAGCAGAAATGGAAGTTTTGTATGACGAGAATGTTGTGCTAAAAGAAAATATCAATATTTTACTCAATGAAAATAATCAGTTAAAAGCGGAAATTGAAAATTTAAAACAATATAAGAAAAAAGTAGTTGAACGCTCAAATACAACATTACAAAAACTAAAACATGAAAATCCTGAAAAACTCAAGGAATATTGGAGAACCGCAAATGCGAATAGAAGAGCTAAACAACAAGCTACAAAAACTATTCAATAGTTACATAATTATATTAAGTATACAATGAAGAAGCGTAAAAAGAAAGTTGTATTTACCGATTTTCGTTCCAATGAAAAGTCAGCTTATAAAACCAAAAGAACATGTCGTCTTCCACCATGTTACAGAATGTTAATATGGAAAAAGATAGAGCATCGTAGGTGAGATTCCTACTATTGATTTTACATGGGGATGCAAAGCCCCTACCTTGTTGAGTCTAAAATGTTTCATTTTAAATCTTCAAAGATGTAAATGAAAGTATTAAACATTTATATAATTCATTTTAACAAACTGGAAAAACGATTAGATAACATCAAACGATTGCAACGATTGGCAAGTGAAGATACCAAGTTAAAAATCAATGTGAATATAGTGAACGAGCATCAACCAGACACGATCAATGTGAATAATGTAAAAAATTTGGTTAAGATTGAGAAGCTACCCGAGGAAGAAAACACCTTTTATCAAAACTTCGTCAAACAGATGTCTTTAGAGATATTGTCCAACACTTTCAATCATTTCAAAGCGGTTCAACAAATCTCCAAAAACCCTTCAGACTCTTACAATGTTATATTAGAGGACGATGTGGTCTACTCAGATAAGATTTTTGTGCAGATGAATACTTTAATCAATCATATTGAATCCATGGATTGGAACATGATATTTCTCGGACAACCGTCGGACAAGTCCGTTTCAAGCATGACCAGTTTATCCTTGAATGATATGGATAATAATAATTTGTTACTCCATTGTTGCGAATCGTATATGCTACACGCCGAAACAGCCAAAGATATGTTATTAAACTTTTTCCCTATACGATTTTCGTATAATGTTCAACTAAGTTATTTAATTAACAAACAGAACTACAAATGTATGAAGATATTTCCCAACATATGTGGGGACGGAAGTAAGATGGGAGTTTATACCAGCAGTATCTTGATGAACAATGTGTTGATATTTAATGATCTCTATAAAGAGATATATATAATGTTGGAACAACACATGAAATTTGACGATGTGATGGTGGAGACTATCAAAAACAAATTCTCGAGCAACACGAATAAAGCGAACCCGGATTTTATTTATTTGGAAGCCTTGTTCTATAAAAAGTTGGGGGATATTGAAAAGGCGAAAGAGTTGTTCGAAACAGCGTTGGGGTTATACGAGGAAAATTTGGTTCCGATGAACAATACAAGCACCTTTTTAAAAAATTATATAGAACTTTATAAAGTTTTGCAATAAAATTTGATATAAATATAATATATGTGTTATTTATATAATTGTATATAAGATGATCATTCCTGTTCGTTGTTTTACATGTCACAAAGTATTGGGAAACAAATGGGAGTACTACACCAAAAAAGTGGAGGAACACAAAAACGAAAACAATACAAATGAGTATCAACTGAAAGATTTAGATATTACCGATAAAAAGCAAGTGTTTTTCTCGGACAACTATAAAGGTAAAATATTGGACGAGTTGAAAATCACCAAGATCTGTTGTAGAAGACATATGTTGGGGCATGTAGATTTAATTAATTATATATAAATATAGAAACAAATGACATCGGTGGAATATGAGGACATTTACAATCTGACAATGGATGAAAACATATACGATAACGACGATGAATATAATCAATTGATCAATAAAGAATCCGTCGTGTTGGACACATTGAATCGAATAGTAAATCAAAAAGAAGAAGAAAAGAGTAAGAAAGGCATGTTAGATGCACCCATCAATATTGTGGTGTACAAAGTGTTCAAAACAGTAGAAATGGTATTTAAGGAATTGTATAAAAGGAAACCCATTCATTTTATATTCAACAAAGAGAGACAACTTTACATTGGTTTGTTTATTGTTTTTTGTAGCGTTTGTTTTATTATTTTATATAAAGGATCATAAAGGAGTATGCCATTCGATTTGTTTCAGAATAAGGTTTTTATCATACTTTTGGTGGTATGTATGCTGTATAACTTGTATACATATCAAAACTATATTTTAATAACAATATTGTTGTTAGCTATAGGGTTGTTGTTTTACAATGATCCGGAGGTGTTGGACAAAGCTTCTAACGAAAGGAAAAAGGTGAAGCAAATCATTGAAGGATTTGATATAGAGAATGTTATATCTAGTGTGTACTCGATAGACAAGGTTCCAAAAACCTTCAAATATATATTTGTAAAATCTAAAATTTTGCAAAATTTAATTAATTTACGCTTTGTTCAAAAATTCAACAAAGAAACATATATTAAGATATTCATATTGTTAGAGAGGTTTTTGAAATTATTCTACAAATCGATTATTGGATACAAGGATAAAAAAATAGCACTGGAATCGATGATACAAATGCATCAAGAGATGAAAAGATACAAAGACGAACTGAAAATGAATGTGCCTATTGTGTCTGAACACATCAAACGATTCGGTAATAAAACTTTACACGAAGTTATATATACAAATATGAGAACAATAGAAGCATTTATGTCGAACAAAATCAAAATGTTGAAAACTTCGTTAGTTGATTAAAAAAATAAATAGATTTAATGAACAAATAAGTGTAAACATGTTAACATCTTCATCAGAATTTGTGAAGAACTTTTTGTGGAAGTACGTAGATATAACAATTAACAAGACAGAAATAGAGTTGTTACGAACAAAATACACACGGAACGCAGTCGTGGAACGGTTGTTCGACAGATTTAAGAACATATTTTATGATAAGATGGATCTAGAGAACTATGTGTTCATCATTTCTATAACAGAGTCATGTCATTGGAACAATTTCATAATATTTTACATAACATTTGCTAGAAAATTCAACTTGTTTGATAACGAAAAGATAAACACACTAGAAGACTTGGATAAATATATAGATACCGATGAGCGAAAGTTTAAGTTGTTATTGATATGTTTATATTATTATTTTTAATATTTGATTTAAATTAAATTATGAATATATGGAAAGTAATTGATACATACTTTAAATCAAATGATCACTATTTTACTAGACATCATTTAAATTCATATAACGATTTCGTATTGAATAAGATACCATATATCATCGACACATTGAATCCGTTCATCATATTGAAGGAGGACTCACAGTTTCGTGTCGAGGTGGTAATTAATAAGAACATCACTATATGCAATCCGTTGTACGACGGAGATAAGTTGTTGTATCCGAATGTCGCACGACTTTATAATTTGAATTACTTTTGTGATTTGATGACCGATATCACCGTATCGTACTACGAGAAGGACACGCTTGTGCAAAAGGATGTATTCGAAAACAAGAAGATCGGAAGTATACCTATACTCCTACATTCTAATTTGTGCTATTTGAAAGGTTTGAATACGAAAACCTTACAAGAGTTGGGTGAGTGTCCGTATGATCAGGGTGGATATTTTATAGTTGACGGAAAAGAAAAGGTGATTATATCACAAGAGCGCATCGCGACAAACCAGCTATTCATAAGCGAAGCGTCCGATCCGGAAATGTACAAACTAGAAGGGATGATCCGTTCCACCGCATTAGAAAACGCATTGTTCCCTAAGAGTGTGTATTTTTGGGTGCAAAAAGATACATACAAACCATCCAAATCGGGTTCGGCGATTGGTATGGAGAACTCGTTTTTCATCAACATGAAAATAATGAATATCAATCTCGAACACATACCTATATGTATCATATTTAGAGCCTTGGGGATAGAGAGCGACAAAGATATTGTCGAGTACATTGTGCTAAACAACAACGACTTGATTCCACATTTAAGAAGTACGATCGTGAACGCGACAACGGTGTTCGTAAACAACGACAAGTACATTTACACACAAGAAGACGCTTTGAGTTATCTAAGCAATTTTGTCAAACACAAAAACACCGATTTCGTGAAATATATCTTCATAAACGATCTGTTTCCCAATATTGGGAACGATTTCCGTCAAAAAGCCATGTACTTGGGTTATCTGGTTAACAAATTGGTGAGAACAACAATTGGACAACTAAAACAAAATAAAAGAGATAACTATATGTTTAAACGGGTAGATACGACGGGTATATTATTAGGAAACATTTTCCGCGATTTCTACAACAAATATCGAAACAATATTCGTAATTTGATTGACAGAGAATACACGATGGGAAGCACGAGTAATCGATTGAAGTTAGTGTCGGAAACCAACTTTAATAGAATATTTCCGTCATTGATAATTGAGGAAGGCATGTACAAGTCAATGAAGGGAAACTGGGGATTGACGGGAGATCCGAGTGAACAAGGGATTGTTCAGGATGTGAACCGTTTGTCGTATATCGGTTATATGTCCCATTTGCGTAGGGTGAACACACCGATCGACCGATCAATCAAATTGGTAGAACCTCATCGACTTGACACGCCTCAGTGGGGTATGATGTGTCCTATCGAATCTCCCGATGGAGGAAATATAGGTTTGTTGAAACACATGGCATCCTCCTGCGAAATCACTTTGGAATCAAACCGAGATTCCATCATGGAGTGTTTGGTGGATTTGAATTTGATCAAATTGGAAAACATAAACCCTTTCAACATGAACAATAATTACGCGAAAATAAATCTAAACAACAATTGGATCGGAATTCACGATAATCCTTTGGAGCTTACAAACACACTCAAGAAGTACAGACGAACGGGAGTGTTGAACGCTTTCGTATCCATTTCTTGGAATGTCATCGAGAACGAGATAATGATCTTTTCTGATTCCGGGAGATGTGTCCGGCCCTTAATATTAAGAGAAGAGCTCGACAAACTGAACTACGATGCCAAGTCGTGGGAAGAATTGGTAAACGGGTATACTTACGACTATACGTACAACAAAAACAAAAAACAGAATTCGAGTGCCATCGAGTATGTGGATTGTTTCGAAACCAACACATTATACATCGCTATGACCAAAGAGGATTTGACCGACAGACACACCCATCTAGAGATTCATCCGTGTTTGTCCTTGAGTCTGTATACGAACACCATTCCCTTCGCGAATCACAATCAGGCACCAAGAAATGTGTTCTCCGGACAGCAAGGTAAACAGGCGTTGGGCATGTACGCGACCAGCTTCAATCACAGGATAGATACTGCATCGTATGTGTTGCATTATCCACAACGGTCCTTATTAAGCACCAAAATTGCAAAATACACCTTCAAAAACAAGATGCCGAACGGAGAGAATCTGATTGTCGCTATAGCGACATACACCGGTTACAATCAAGAAGATTCCATCATATTAAACAAAAGTTCAATACAAAGAGGGATGTTTAATGTCAGTTACTTCAAATCGATTGTGGATTCAGAAGACGAAGACTTAAAGAGCAATACCAAAGTGGTGTTTGATAATCCGGTGCGGTTGAAGAAGGAGGGTAAGAATATAGATTTCAAATACGCAAACTGGGATACCATAGACGATAACGGAATGCCTATAAAAGACAGATATATATCGGAAAACGACTGTTATTTGGGTAAAGTAAATGTGGTGCAAAAATACACAGAGGACACCGACGCTATATTTAACGATCAGAATTATCAAAATTACTATAAGGACAAATCAAAAATTGCTGACAAAACATTGAACGGTAAGATTGACAAAGTGATTCGGTACGAAAAGAAAGGGCTTGATCACATCAAGATAAGACTGCGTAAGTTCAGAATACCGGAACTTGGTGACAAAATGGCAAGCAGTCATGGACAAAAGGGGGTGTGTGGCATGATTCTACCACAGGAAGATATGCCCTATAACAAACACGGGTTAGTACCCGACATTATCGTAAATCCTCACGCGTTCCCTAGTAGAATGACAATAGCACATCTTATCGAATCTGTGTTGTCTAAACTGTGTTGTTTAGACGGACAATACATCGACGGGACCGCCTTTGAGAATCATTGTATAGATGACTATTACGAGCTCATGAAGAAGTACAATTATCAAAAGTACGGCGACGAGTTGTTGTACAACGGATTTACCGGGGAACAAATAGAAACCGAAATTTTCTTCGGACCGACCTTTTATTATCGTCTGAAACACATGGTAAAAGACAAAATCAATTACAGAGCATCGGGTGGACCGGTGGAGTCACTGACCAGACAACCCACTCAAGGAAGAGCGAACGGAGGCGGTCTTCGTATAGGCGAGATGGAAACGAACGCCATACTCGCACACGGTATTTCGAGTTTTGTGAAAGAGACGATGACAACACGATCGGACGGATATTACAAGTATATAGATAGCGAAACGGGTGAGGACATTATCTACAACGAAAAAGAGAAATACTACGATTCCATCAACGCACAAAAGATAGAGGTGCCGTATAGTATGAAGTTGCTGAAACAAGAGATAGAAGGACTGGGTATAAATATGAAAATGTTTACAAAAAATGTATAAGTTTATATAAAAACAAAAATGATGTTTTCTGTTCCACAAATTGTGCTATTGGTTCTTTTTTCAATAACTATAATGATTATCGCCTATAAAGTATACACGATTTTATTTATCAAATCCGAAAGCGAAATTGTCGCTACAACAAACAAGTTCAATAACATGCATCACAGATCTGAGTTTGACAAATCGGTTTCATATCATACTCTTGACAACGCATAAATGTGTTGTATGTGTCGAACTCATAATTAGTCGAATAAAACACCCTTCGAATCTTGTTCATTTGAATTTGCTTCGAACAGTTATCACACGGTTTCGAATACTTCAACACATTGTCAAACGAATCCGTACCTATACGCACTACATACAAATCCGCTTCTTTCAGTATGTATTGTTTGTTTTTTACTTTGTTCAAGGCGTTAATCTCTGCATGTAAACTATTTTGAAACATATTAGGCATAGTATTGTATCCAGTGGCGATGATCTTTTTTTTGTAGACAATGACACATCCGTGCTTTTGTGTCATGGTTGATTTTTTTGCAACTTCCGCAGCAATTTTTAAATAATGGTAGTTTTTAACCTTTGCTCTATCGTTATCAACATTCTGATAAGAATAATGTATCTTTTGTGACATATTACATTAAAGGTTTAATTAGTACTAATGTTAAACCAAATATAACAGATGTAACGATATTGATAAGGACCGGATAACTCTCAAAAATGGAATAATCATCAATTTTTAAAATCCTTAAAATGTCGACATAAGTAAACACCAAAAACAAACTGATCGACAATATCAATAAGTTGTTATCTCTTTTGAATACATTCTTGATTGTCTCAGTCAGATTGTTAAATATCGTGTTGTTATGATCGAGATTTTGTTGATTGAGCAACTGTTGTTGCAGTAATTGTTGTTGAAGTAATTGTTGTTGAAGCAGTTGATTGGATATGTCGTTGTTTTGTTGAACAAACGATTCTTGATAGGTGGGTTTGGACACATTGATGTTGTTTTCTCTTTCAATTTCAGAAAGCACCTCTTGTACAGTAACATCTTCATCGATTTTGGGAGTTGGTGGTTCTGGTTGTTGTAAAGGTTTACGAATATCTTTGATCAAGGTGGATTTGATTGACATATTTGTTTTAGAAAATATTATTAAATATGTGAATTTAACGAATATCGCACACAGTCGCCACCGGTTTGTATTTGTAACATTTGTCGTCGATTTTGTAGATTTGTTTCTCGATTTCTTTGAGACTGGGTCCTTTTATTACTCGGCATTTGTCGTCCTTACAAACTTGGCGAAACAACGACGCCAACCCGAATCCCAACAATATAGAGATAAATTTCAAACCTAATTCTGAATCATAAAGCATTTTTTAAATTAACTAATTTTTTTTTTTGAAATCCTCAATTATAGGTTGAGGAATGGCATCTTTTGTGCAAGTCACCTGCTCAGATTCGTATTTGTAGCAGTTGTCCGCGTTGTCTTTATACTGGGTGTTCAAATTTGTGGGGGACGGGAACTTATACACGATCTGCCCCTTCGGTTGTGTAGTGTACACAACTAATATCCCGACACAAAACGAAATCAAAAAGTAATACAAATTTAATTTTTCAAACATATTTTATTTTATACTATTTTTTTTGCAAATGTTCTAATATAAACATTACATTGTGATAATGCAACATTCTATACATATCGTCGTCTTCCGAATGAAATCGCTTTAATATCATCATAAACAAAAAGTAAATGTGCATCATCTTAATAATCTTTGATTTCCAATTATGCTGTCTACATAGAATATACATCGATGTATAAAACACATCTTTATCGTCTTGATTTTCTGTGTAGAAATAACGAATCATAGATAATATCAACATTATCTTCGACGAGACCTTATACAATCTAACATTTCTTCGATTAAGTCCAATCGATTGGTTCTCTGAATAAACTTTAGAAAATATATTTATCATATACACATTGTAATTCAGTATCAGCATCAACAGGTGTTTGTTAACCATATATGTAAGTATCAATAACGCAACATTGTAAAATCCTATATGATTTTCGATGAGATAGGTCAAGTGAGTTACATATAAAATACTCTTTGACAATCTTCTTGTTTTGTCGTCGTTCGGTTTGATGGTTGCTAAAAACAAATGTCTTGCAATAATGTCGTATGTCGTGGTTAACTGTTTCAACATTTTTCCAAACAACTGAAACCATTTTGGATAGACCGCGTAATGTAACTTTAAAGTGATTCTTCTTTCAATATTAACGGCGTCTTTGTTTGTTTTGATAAAATGGATTTCCCTATTGAAATCGAACCCCACAAAATCACCACGAGTCAATGTATATGTCCTGTCTATGTTCGGAAAGATTGTGGATATTCGATGGTTTTCGTTGATTGCCAGAATACATCTATATACTTTGCAGAACGGAAACCACAAATACCACGGACCGTCTATATGTTTCATAAAAAATACAGTATCGCTATTTTGCGTGTGTTTTTCGCTCGCCACATAGATTTCGTTCATCTTCTCTACTGACTCGATGATCCAATGATTCGATTTATATGATTTTCTAAATATATCTACGATCTCTTGGGAGTCCATTATTTCTTGAAAAGCGATTTTTTCCGGATCAGGAAGCTCGGTAAACCACCAATGGGTTGTGTTGTCTTTTGAGAGTTGTTTGTTTTCAAGCACCCATTTATGAATGGTAGACAAATGATCGGATTCAATCTTTCCGCATACCACATTGTTGTGTGCGACAAACAAGTTACTGTATATCATTTCCAAACATCCTAAATTCATCAACAAACAAGGCAACAAATAGTACATATGGTTTACATAGTTTCTAAACCAATTAATAAAACCAAATTTAATACTATATGTACTATCATAAGTGGGTTCGTTACATAAATAATGAGAGATGTCTTGTAAACATATTGAACTCAACAGAAAAAACACAGAGTATATCGTATTTGTTTCGAACATGTACGACATGTTCGCCATAAAATTAATGATCAATATACAAGAGCACCATATATGTGCTGGTGTTGTGTGAATCAACGAATATCCGTAGATGTACAAAAGTGTGTCTACAATACAGGGACTGATGATTTGTTTACAAATACAAATGGATGAAAATATTCCAATGGGTGTTGTTATCAAATGAAATGTCACATTAATAGATGATTGGTGATATTGAATAAAGGCGCTATTTATATTTTCAAATTTATCCAATAGTGAAAACATTTTTTATAAATCATCAAACATTTGTTTAAAATAAGTTTTTTAAAATTTATTTAATTTGATTAAAATAGTTTTTCAAAATTTATTTAATTTGATTAAAATAGTTTTTCAAAATTTATTTAATTTGATTAAAATAGTTTTTCAAAATTTATTTAATTTGATTAAAATAGTTTTTCAAAA